GTTCTCTCAGTTTGTCTTGTGCTTTTTGGGACATATAAAAGTCTTTCATCATTTCTCCGACTCGTTGCATGTGGTGGACGAGTTCGTGGTTGACGATTCGTCCTGCGAAGATGCCCGCGATGTCCAGCGCGAGTTCTTTTTCGATTTCTTCTTTGTCGGGGGATTGCGGCACGATGTTGTTCTGTCGGATGTAATCGAGAGCATGCATATACATCGAGTTCGCCGCTTGTAGATTCAGTAATAGCGTTTCCGTTTCTGGAGCATATGCCGCGATGGAAACATCGGTATCACCGCCGATTCCGAGCAGATAGTGTCGGTTGAGCGGTTCCGCCGCTTGGTACATCTTGTCGGCGAGTCCTTTCTCATCTGCGTCGAGATACGGGTGATTCCTTCCGAGAAGTCCGCGTGTCCACACGGCGACACCGTTCGCGTAATATAGGCGTGTGTCCAACTCTACGGGTTGTCCGTTTTGGTCGATGCCCGACAGTTTTTCAGGTATGTAGCTCGGTATCAAAGCGTACTGGCTCTCTTTTTGCACCGACCGAGAAATGTTTTCAGGTCGTGCGGCTTCGATGCCTCGTTTGTCGCCTATACTATGGTATCCGACGAGCCAGATGAGGTCGTCGGCTTGGTCGGGAGTGAGCGTGACACCGCGTCGTTGCGCCGATGCGTGGATGGCGGGTTCGATGATGGTTTTGTTGAACAAAGTGTCGTCGCCGGGCACATCCGTCACGCGAGTGGTGTCTTTTCGGATGGTCTGCTGTGGTGGCGAAGTAGTTCCGTATTGCATCGACCATCCCGACGCGGGTGTGCGGACGGTCTGATACGCTGCGGGGTGAACTGTGAACGGGGTTCCGCGTTCGCGGGAGAGTTGCTGTGCGAGCGCGGTTAGTTCGGTCGTAGATGGTTTCTGCGGATACCATCGGATGTATTTGCTCGGATTGGCGCGCGCGGCGGTATCAAAGTGGTTGCGGTACATCCGATAGACCGCGATATAATGCGATGTCTGCGCACCCGCGCGTCTTTCCACGGCGACCGCCGCGTAGCCCAGCTGGTCTCGTGCTGTCCAGTTTTGCATGGCTGTATTATACCCCAACCGTTACGATTTTGTCAAGAGACGAGTATCCGCGCCAGCGCGTCGGCGAAATCGGCTCTCCACCTCTTCTCTGTGAGTGGCGCGAAATCACCCATGCCGGTTGCCGCTCTGCCCGTTCGTACATTAGAACCGCTCGTTGCAATTCTGTGTACGGTTTCCGCCAAGTCTTTTATGTCTTTATCCACCGCGGGGTTACCGTTCTCGTCTTTTCTCTGGTGCGCGAACGCGACCAGATGTCCGAACTTATGCAGTTCTTTTTTGTCATTATCGCTGAGTTTTTCATATGTTCCAACTTCAGAGAAGCGTCGTAACGCTGCTGCCATCCGCGCAGCTGACGCAAAATAGTCTCTTAGAGGTTTGTGTTTCGGATCTCTCAATCTATCGCGTGCGTGTTCTGCGCTCTTGAGTATGGCGTTTCGTTGTTGGCTTCCCGTTGCGCTCGTTGCGTGCATTGAACGCATCAGCCCAGCGAGTATTGACAGAGCCGTGTGCGCGGCTTCGGCGTTTTTTGCAATATGGGCATCGGACACCTGTCCTGCCATGTGCGTCTTGTATAAATTGTCAAAAAGTTTCTTGAAGTCGGCTCGATGCGCCTCATACCATTTCACGCTCTCATCCTGCTGACCGCCTTGTTGACCACTCGGTTGCGTGCCTGTATAGATGTCGCTCGTCGTGTGGGCGGATGGGTTTATACGACCGTATGTGATTTGATGCGCGAGAGGTGCGGTATTAGTTCCCTTCTGCTCGTGTTGTAGAATCGTGTCGACATGGGGTTTCAAGATGCTGTAGATGGTGTGTTCTCCCGCGCTGCCCTCTGTCTGTGTAGTGAAGATAACCGCGCGTGCATATTCCTTCAACCCCGCCGCGTATTCTTCGGGCGTTAATTGTTGCCCCCGAAGCATTGCTTGTACGCTCGGCGATAGATTTTGGGCTGTGAAATACTCTTCGAGCGCACTGTCTATCTCTGCGGGCGTATGGTTTACCGTTAAGTTTGGCATAGTGACTTCAGGGTTTATCCCGCCGATCATTCCAACTGTGTACGCCACCATATCGGGTCGCCCCATGGCTCCAAATAACGCCGTGAGACTCGTCAATCGCTGCCAATCGCGGGGGGTACGGTCCGGTCCTGCGTCGATGTCATCATTTCTGTTCATTGAGGTACGCTCGTTGTACCAGTTGATTTTCTCTCCCAGACTGCGAATGTGTGCATCAATAAAATCTTTGACTCTCTTCCATTCAGGGGGCGCAGATTCGTCGTCGACAAGGAGTTTTGCAGCCACTGAATCGTTCCACTGCACGGCTTTAGCGAACGCGGCATGTCGTTCAGCGACTTCCTTCAATTCTTCGGGCGTGTACGCCGCTTTAAATCCCGGCGTTTCCGCATATTGGGAATAGATGTTTTGTGCTTTTATTTCGCCTCGCGGTCGCCAGTGCCATCCTGCGGCTACCGCGTCCAGTCCCGCTCGGCTAATGGATGTCGCGATGGCGTCCATGTAGTGGGGCGTACCTAAATCTCCAGTCAGGTATGCTTCGGCGGGCTCTTGGCGAACCGCATTTTCTTCTTCGCGCGAGAGTCCGTACATTTCGAGTCTTTCTCTTATTTCCTCATCGAACTGTTCTCTTAGCTTCTGAACGACCTTCGCGTCGTTTAGAACTTTGGATATATCTCCAATCTCGCCGATGCTTTTTCCGAGAGCCTTTTCGAGTGCGACCTCTGCGATTTCACGCCCTGTTGCTCGTATGAGTTCTGACACATCGGGTTTGCCTCGCAATCCATATTTGATGGTGACATTCGCGGGCGTGATCCACGGCATCAATCGGCTGGCGAATTCGTCAGAGGCAATTCTATCGTTGGGGTTTGCGAAGAGCAGATGCGCCGCCGTAAGGTACGGCATGCCGTACATGGTATTCGCAGCGAGTGCCGTCGTCAGGCGTGTTTGTATCAAATGGAAGAATTCTGGTTTGTGCGCATCATCGTACACGACGAGTACGGGCTTCGCCATTCTCCCATCGGGCATGCGCCATCGTGTCGCGCGTTCGAGTGCTGATTGCATTTCCGCTGTGGGCGCAGTCGCGGTTGTTCCCGATACGCCTCCCCCAGTCATTACATCGATGGTTTTGTTTACGATGTTATTGGCTAGTTCCCTAGCCTCTTCCATAGTCGGCACTATGTTTTCTTGCAGCAGAAAACTTGCGAGTTCGCCTGCGATGTAGGGGTTTTTTATCTGACCAGTTCTACGGTCGACATTAGGAGCGACATAGAGATACCCGACGAGCTCAGCGACATCACTTTTCGGCTCGACGACAATAACATCGGCAAATGGTAGTTCGGCTAACTCACGCGCGGCGTCTTTGTCTTTAGGGTTTTGTTCAAGTCTCGTGTAGAGTGAGTCGATTCTCTGAGCGATTGCGCGCGCCATCGTCGTCTTCCCGTATCCCGCGCGCGTTTCCAGATACGCTGGGAACCCCCCTGCCACAGTGAGGAACCCACCCAGCAACATCGGATGTCCGAGATGTCGTTCAACCTCTGCCAGTGCCCCGGGAGATGTCGGCGCAAGATGCCATGTTGTGCCTTCTTGCCAGCCTCTATGATAAGAGATGTGTCCTGCAGGATGTTGCCCTATTTTCGTCGTGGTCTCCTGTTTATCCATGTAGTCGTTATGGAGCGCATCTAAATCTATCGTCGCGCCTGCTGGTGTTGTCTGCGCACCTTGAACTGGTGTTTGTTGTCCGTCGGGGGGAAGCTTGCCTTTAGTTATCATCTCCATCGTTGTCTGTTGAGTCTCTTCTGGAGTGGGTGTTCTCTTTGCGAATCTGCGCTTGAAATCTTCCGACGGCTGGCGTGGAATGGCGAGTTCTTCTTCGGTTGGTCGTCGCGGCGCGGTCGGCATCTGTGGTTGCGCTTGGGGTTGTGGCGCAGTTGGCGTCTGTTGTGCGGACGCCCCTACAGGTCGATAGTTCGGTCGGTATTGCTTTACTCTTTGACGACGGTAGTAGATGCCGGATTTCCCCTGCACAGGCACTTCGTATTCTTGGATCGGTTGTCTTGGCTGTCGCGGTTGTCTCGGTTGGGGCGCACCGATTGGGTTCTCCGCCAAGTCCAGCCGAGTCATCGATTCAATCACTCGCCGATAGACCTTGAACTCTTTCACGGCGCAACCTCCTCGTATCGTTTTCCGAGCGGTGTGTAGTTGGGTACGCTGCGTGGCGCGCGTTCGTCCATCGCGTCATACCCCTGCGGGGTCAGAAGTTTTGGGGTAGACGCGGGCGTTTCGGTCGGCGTACCCGTGCCAGATTCGGGTTGGTCAGTGCCCGAATCGGGCTCGATGTCCGTGCTGTCCGCATCGGCGATTGAGACCGCATCGGCTTCGTTCGTCTTCCCACTCCCGCCAGCTGAAATGCCTTGTTGCGGTTCAGTTTCGGTTCCATCATTCTCACCCGTATTCTTGAGAAATACTCGTATAATGTCTTGCCACTGTTCTTCAGGAAAGTTCTGGATCACACGGCGCGTGACGCCGAAACTGCGCCGTATCGCTTCGTCATAACCATACTCACGCACTAAATTCGCACAGTCCAGTATTGTCGCCCACACATAGAATAACTGTTGCGCATCAACATAACCCGCATACGACGCCAACTCCATCAGGTCGGCGAGTATCGCTGAATTATACGGGTATGGCACGACCCCGAACACGAGACTGGACATTTCGACGATGGCGCGGGTGGCGTCTTCTACCCGTTCCTCGCTGTATTCGCCCGTGAGCCGAGCGGTGAAATCGTCAAAGAGACGCGCGATGGTTTCGTAGTCGTTGGGTGTGTCGCGTAGCGCGTCAACCAGTCGGTTATACACAGGTTTGTATTCGGTCAATCCCAGTGGCTCGTTATCGGTATCCACGGGCGATGATGTTGACGATGAATCGGTGAACTGTTCGAGAAGTGTTCGTCTTCTGGGCGGCGTGTTGACGGGGCGCGCCGTGCCCGCATCGTCGCCACGGTCGCTATCGGTATCGTCATCGTCCGTGTCGGCGTCCGTGTCGGCGTCCGTGTCATCGTCCGTGTCGGCGTCCGTGTCGGCGTCCGTGTCATCGTCGATGTCGGCGTCCGCGTCGGCGTCCGTGTCATCGTCGGTGTCGGCGTCCGCGTCGGCGTCCGTGTCATCGTCGGTGTCGGCGTCCGCGTCGGCGGAGAGGTCATCACCATCGCCATCGCCATCGCCATCGCCATCGCCATCGCCAACGCCAACGCCAACGCCAACGCCAACGCCAACGCCATCGTCGGGTCTCCCGAAGCGTGTTTCGTCGTCATCGTCCGCGTCTATAGCGTCCGATTCGTCGGTCTCCCCCGCAATCGTTCGGCGCAGAGTCGCGTTGTCATCGTCTCGCATTCGGTCAATTCGTCTTGGCATAGTCGTTCTCCCTCAATAGCACTCGCATGCGTTCCACGAAACTTCGCCACTGTTTTCGGAACGCTGTGCAGCGTGGAGTGGTATACCCCATGTGGCGCGCGATCTCCCGCATCGTGTACCCTTCTTCAATGTAGCGGAGAAACTCGCGTTCTGTCGGGGTCAGATGGGGGTCAATCGATGCGTGGAACATGGTGTCTTCGTAAATCGTCGTGTCGGTGTTCGCGTGTTCGACGGCGTACTCGATGGGCACGCTCGTTGCGTGTCGGGTGTGGACTTTGAGCAGGTCGGTTCGGATATTGCGGATGATGGTCTGGATGTACGCCCCGAAGGTCTCGGTGCGAATCGTGTCTCGATGGATAAACACACGGATACATGCTTCCTGTACGATGTCTTCGCGGAGTTCGTCGGTGTCGTTGGGGTAGTGTTGTTTGCACCACGCGGCGATGCGTGCGCGGAGGTTCCCCCAGAAACTGTCGGGGGGTTCATCTCCCCCAAGTTGGGCTTGGCGAAACTGTTCGGCGAGTTCTGTCCAGTTATACAGTCGCGTCACGGTTGTGCCCCTGTGCGTCGGTGTTGGCGGATGCGCCGGAAGTATTTGTTGCCCGTCGGGTCGCTCTCGCGCGAGCCTTGCACCATGAGTGGGAGCGTCGTGCTGAGGTCTTCGCCGACCAGTTGGATGAATCCCATCCGCACTTTTTCGAGCAGTTCCATCGCTTGTTGGTAGAGTTGGAGCGCGTATGGGTTCTGCGACGCGCCGACTTGTGTGATGGCGAGCGTGTTCGCCTCCACGAGCGCCGCGGCGAGAAACTCCACGATGAGCGGGATGGGATCGGGCGCGGGCTGGTCGGGTGTGAGCGTCGGATACAGACGGCTGAGATTGGCGCGCACATGGCTTTGTGCCATGCGTATCGCCGCCTGTATCCGCGCGTCGTCGATTTGCAGGTTGCGTGTGAGTTCGCGCACCCCCTGTACCGTCGCCCAAGCCATCGATTACGGCTCCTACGCCGGCGTCATGACATTCTGGAGCAATGCGCCCGCGGGCGGCGCGATGATATGGATGCCCCACATCCAGTCCACTTCAATCCATGTCGCGTTGTCGCGCCACGGCTCGACATAGGTGCGCACATTGCGCGGACGGGACTCAAAGGTGACGCCGTAAGTGATTTTACGCACGCCCGGCGTGTCCACATACCCGATCCAGACATTGTTGCCCCAGACTTCCTGAAGCGGTGTGCTGACGCGCGGGTCAAGCGAGTACGACCCGACGGGAGAAGACGGCGCACGCAGCGACTGCGCCTCGATGACCCGTAGACCCCACAGTGGGTTCGGCAGACCCGATTGCGTCAAGTCCGTGACATACTTGCGCTCTTCTTTGATTTCCTCGATGAGCAGCATGCGGGACGCTATCGTCGCGGGTACTATCAGCACATTCGGCACACGCCCCGTCATCCGAAAGATGGCGTTCTTGGCGAGCGTGATGTCCGTCTTCGGTGAGCATGTGAGATAGTTGTCCCACGCATTGCTCAGGTTCTGCACATACCCGTTGTTCGCGGGGTCGCTGATGTACCGCGCAGCGGCGATCTCCCAGTTGAGCAGCAACATCTCCGTCAGATAGTTGGTCGTATCCACCTCGAGGTCAATCGCGTTGTCGACATTCTCGCGCATGCGCGGCGTAATCATCGCGCGGAGCGAGTGTTGCTCCGTGCGATACCATTCGAGCCGCCAGCCCCACGACGCCTCACGCGCGATTTCGCCGTCTTGACGCGCGTCGTCGATGTGGATGAAGTTCGAGAGATCGTAGACCGGGTAGAGGTCGGACTCTTTCTTGACCGGTAGCGTCGGAAACACCACCGGGGCAACAAGCCCCGGCTGAGAATACTTGAGACTGATATTCGTGAGTATCTGGTCGTAATGCAGACCAAAACTCGCGTTTCCACCTGTAGTCTTCGGCATTTTCCCCCTCCTTCCAAAAGTGCGATTAGTAGACCCGCTGTGGCGGCGTCAACCGCACGGAAATCAACCGCAGTTCATTGTCGTCGTTCACTTGCGTCCCTTGAAGCGCGATTCCGAAGGTGTACGAGAATGGAACAAATGAGAACGCGCCCGCAAGGCGTCGATCGTTCACCACGCGCAACGGGAGAACCCGCGCGGCGACGAACGCGACGGCGCGTCCCCAATACGGGTGTACCAGCGGGCGCAGTTCAGGCACATTTCTAAAGAGCGGATGCATCGTGTCGAGAATGAACTTGCGGTCTACGGCGTTTGTTGACTTGTACGCCAACACGAGTTCGTCGCCCGCTCGGACATCACCGCCGACAATCAACCGCGTTATCCCTTCGCTCATCACGGTCACTTGCTGCCCGTGAATCGCGATGCCTTGCGTCACGCCGATAATCGGTAGACGGCACGCGGAGACGGAACCTGCGCCACTACTCGCGGTTGACCAGAACGATGCCTCGTCGTGCTTCGGGATTGTCACCGCTTGATGCGCCCCGAAAATCGGGTCGCTGGACGGCACGCTGCCCGTCCAAAGCACAACGGGCACAAACGGCGCGACGGGGTTCTTGGCAGTATCGTCATAGTCCCGCCAGACATAAGTCTCCGTGCGACCGAGCTTGCTGTACGCTGTGAACATATCTTAGTCCCTCCTTAATCCAGAGATGCGCAGTTCCCGCGCAGCGCGCTTGATGGCTTCGCTGTACGGGATGTTCTCGTTCCGTGCGATTTGTTCTGCACGGTTCTGCAGTATCTGTAGGCGTTGCGAATCGTTGGTGATGACACTGGTGCGCGTGGGCACTTCGTAGCCCATTTGCGAGCGCGCCATCTGCCGTGTCCACTGGTTCGTCGCCGCGATTTCATTCAGCAGAATCTGCACGAGTTCCACGGGCTTGAGTGCATAGTCATCACCCACATTTTCGCCCAGAGCCAGCACATAATGCGCGTCGTCGCGCAGATAGTCCAACTCGGACAGCGTGACGGTCGCGCCCTCCAGCGCGCGGACTAACGCCCGTGCGGTCTGCAACACGGCGGGTGGCACGCGGTCGGCGTATTCGCTGAGCCACGCCTCACGCGCACTCTCGCGTTGCATCTCCAGCAAGTGCTGGAGTTCTTGCTCCAACTCCTCTACACGCGACGCGCGAGACAACAAATCGGTGAACTCTTCTTCCGTGAGTTCAATGACAGCGGTTTCCCCCTCCGACAAGTTCAACCCCAGCGCACTGTTCGTTCCATCGGCGTTCCCATCCGTCTCTCCCTCATCGCGCGAACGGAAATTGAAACGCACGGGCGGGAGCAGATGGGGAACCGTGTTTTTCGCCTGCTCCATAGTGTCCTCCTCATCGTTTGCGAATTCGGAAAGATTCAGTGGGGCAATGTCCTGCATGTTCTTGATGTATGGGCGGTTCGTCAACGCAATCCCGCGCAGGACATTCATTCGCTTTCGGTGTTCCGGGTGCATGTAGCCCAGCGCGAGTTCCGCGCTGGCAAAACGCAACCGTTTCCCGTCCACCAGTTCCTTGACCCGCGGGTCAACGATTTCGACCGTTGCGATGAGCGAATCGCCGCGCTGTTCCAAGTCGACGACCCAACCGGCGGCGTCTGTGGAATCGTCGGCATGGTTCAAATTGACGGGGAGTTCGCGCCCCATCACGCCGCTTTTGTAGTGGTCGACAATCTCGCGCATCATGCGCTCGTCAACGACCAGTTTCCCGCCGGGCGCACGCGGATGCAACCATTCGCCCCGACGCAACACCTCCACGCGGTAGCGATTGGACGATTTGCCTTGACAACCGCACCCCCCACGACGGATCTCGGACAGAAAGTACGAGACCATGCACTGCACCCCTGACTGAATCAAAAAAAGCGTTCACGGCGCGCCGTTCGCCCCGTGAACGCCACATTAATATACGACGAAAGCGAAATTTGTGTACGAGCCGTTCAGTCGGTCTTGAACGGCTCGCCCACAGCGTTCAACTGTTGTGTGCCCCGTTCGAGTTCGAGCTGTTCTTCGGCGTCTAAGAGAAGCGGATAGAGTTCGGGGTTCCGCTTGACCTTCGCGCGGAGCCGCCCAACGCTTTCTTCAAGCGTTTCGACCGTCTTATCCAGCAGACGCTGGAGAGCCGTCGCGTTCGCTTCGTTCAGCGCGTTCGCGTGTTCCAGCAGTTCGATAGCGTCGGGTTTCTCGTTGCGCGTCGTGTACGCGCCCGCGCGTCTCGGCGTGATATGCCCACATTTCGTGCAGTAGACGGCAGGGCGATGATGACCCCCGACGGTCTGGAGATGGATGTCCCGCTTGTGTTCGTCGGGACACCTGCACGGTTCGTTCGCCGTCACACGCGCCATGACCGTCTCCCCCGACCCCCGCGCAGTATCATCCACCAGAGTAGAGGCACACGCAAGCCCCAATCGACAAGCGTGTATGCCAGTAGACCCCCATCGCCGTTGCCCCCGCCCGAACCGCCGCCACCACCTCCGTTACTCCCGTTGATGTCCCCACGACGCTCCATCGCTTCGAGTTCGGATTGCACCTCTTCCAGCCGCTGGCGAAGTGAGCGGGGAATCGGAACGCCGAGAAGCGCGGCGTAGCGGAAGATACTAATACTCTCCGCAACGATGAAATAAGTCAAACACAACGCTGAGACATCGATTCCGACGATGGGAGTCAGATACTTGTTTTGAATCACCACGAAACCCGCGATAACAAGCACAGCGGCTTTACGGGTCATTCCGCGCCGCGCGATGCCGCTGTGGATACGCTTTCGTTGCCACGCCCAGAGCGTGCCCAACAGTATATCAAACGCCTGCGCCACCAGAAGCGCGTAAAACAGTTCGGGTAATTGCATACCGAAGATAGTTACGACGCTTCGGGCGATTCAGTACGGCTCGTGGCGCACAATGGGCTGTTCGTTGATTGCCAGCGGGGTGTATTGCACAATCTTCTGAAGCACCAACGGGGCGACCCACGCATCGACGGGCGAGTTGCCAATCATCGTCTGCGTGAATTCGACGCTGGGCATCCAATGTTCTTGCGTGTAGAAGGTATGCCCTTCCGCGTTCAGGTAGTGCGGGAGTTCGGCAAGTAGTCGGAGCGTCGTCGCGCCGAATATCCAACGGAGTTCGTTCGCGCGTTCGGGATCCGGGTCAATCACGAACCCGTAGAGTTCGAAGCGATAGGTCTCGACGAAGATGTCGGGCATCCCGAACGGTTGCGTGGCGAGATTGATGGGCGAAGCCATCAGCACGGGCATCCGTTCCGACGGGATGTTGCCGACCGGATGGGGATAGAATCGCACATCCCCGCACCCCTGCGCGGCGTAGACCGACCGCCGAAGTGCCAGATAGTCCAGAACGACCCGTATGGGGTTAACTATCTTTTCCACGCTCTACGGTCTCTTCGCTGACTTGCGGCACGAGCCAATCGGGGGGTTCCGCTTTGAGGCGATACATCACGCCTTGTACCAGTGGGCTAAGCGACGGGCGGAACTCGAAGTAGTGCGGTTCCCCGTTGCGCACGACGATATTCGTGATGAACGCTTGCCCCCAACGCGATGCGATGTCGCGTAGCACGGCGAGAAACGCGCATGAGCGCACGCCCGCGCCCGCCGCACGCGCATCGTGCAACGCTTGCCCCCGTGGCGGGCTCCACGACGCTAGGCGCGCACTCGCCGCGAGCCACACGCGCACCGCGTGCCGTTCGTCCGACAAGTCGAACTTCTGGACGACCGCCGCATGGTCTTGCGGGTTGTAACGCGCATCGATAGAGATGTCGCCCGTCTCACGGTCAATCACTAACCGCGCGATGTTCCCGTGATACAATCGCTGGATGAAACGCAAAAACGCGAGTTCGGTGTCCGTCGCTTGCAACACGCGCTCGGCGACACCCGCGTTCTCCCCAAGTTCAGCCTCTGTTCGTTTCGCCATCGTGTTTACTCCCCCAGTTCTAACCGTACACGGAGCAGTGCTTCCGCCAACGACACGGGCAACTGCCCCAAATCAAGATGTAGATACCCCATCCGCCACAACAGTACCATCGTCAAGAGCGGGTTGGGGTTGCTCGTCTCGGCTTCGAGACTGTAGACGGGCTGCGATTCGGTGTTTCGTCGGGCGTCACGGATACGGGCGGCGCGGAGAAGGGCGTCCTCGACCACGGAAAATTTACGACACGCGACCGTTCTTGGATTAAGTCCCATATCGCACGCCCAACTGCGTCGGGCAACGCCTGCAGCACCTCTTCCGGCAACCCCGTCACCTGTTGCATGACCCACAGCACATACCGCGCCTGGTCGATAATCAGCGTTCCGTCGGCTTGGATGACCGTCGCGTTCGTCTCCGCCGTCAACCGTTCCACCAACCGCATCGGGCGCACCGTGAACTCGACCCGCGTCGCCTCAACATACGGCTCCAACGCCTGCGCGAGTTCGGGTTGGTTCTGCTGAACCCACGCCCAGTCGGTGTCCCAGACCACACACGGCGGACTCGTCTCGTCCGACGGGTCCGACGGAACCATCGCAACCCATCGCTGCTCAACACGCTCGTCAAACTGTGGCATTCTCATCGTTCTTCACCTGTTCGTGCGCGAGTATACCCAAACGCGACGCGCGGGGTCGCCATCGATACTCGTCGGGGATTCGTCCGAGCGCGATGCGCTTCCGAATCAGGTCAGCATACACCGGGTCGATCTCTGCCGTGAGCCAGCGTCGCCCCATCTCGTGACAGACCGCCACTTCGGAACCCGCGCCCCCAAACAACACCAGCACCAAATCGCCCTCCCGCGTCGACGCGCGAAGCAGAAACTCGAACAAACGACGCGGCACTTGACACGGATGAATCGTCTTCTCGCGCGAACCCGCTTTGACGATATCGAAGTAGAACCAGTCGTAAGGCATGCACCCCGCTTGCCCTTGCTCGATTCGTTCGCGCACGCGCTTATCGCCGACATTCTTGAACGGTTGCGCAATCGCGTCTTTGTACCAGCGCACGCGCACCTGCTTGCGCGCGTGCAAAATCGTGCGATGCGCTGTGGTTAACCGATATGGCGTGTACCCCACATTCGGCGAATAGCACCAGACATACTCATGCACATCGTAGCAGGCGTCGTCGAGATAACGCACGCGCAAGTAAGCGTTCTGTTTCGGCATGTTCAGAAAGAAAGCGTTCCCGTCGTCTTTCAGCACGCGCAAACTCTCACGCGCGAGCCGAATGTACCAGTCGATGTAGTCGTCCCACGATTTCCTGTACCGCCGCTCGTTGTAGCGTATGCCCATGTTGTAGTCGGGGTCGCTGAAGACCATGTCGACGGAGCGGTCGGGCAGCATGCGGAGCAGGTCGAAGACATCACCTTCCCAGACGGTATTCACGGGGACACTCATGGTTGTCGGTTGTTGTTGATTCGCACGCGCGGGAGCAGAAGTCGCGGCGCGCCCGGTTCGGGTTCGGGCTGCGGTTCAGGTTCGGGCTGGTTCTGTTCGGGTTCAGGCGCGGTCGCTTGTTCGGGCTGTGTGGGTTCAGGTTCCAGCGGAGGCGCGGATTGCCCGTCGCTGGGCTCGCGGACGGGAAGCGGGGTCGCAATATCGCTCGGCGAACCCGATTCGGGGCTGCCCATCATCCCGCTGGGGGCGTTCCCGCCCATCGCCGCGGGGCTGCCCATCATCCCACTGGGGGCGTTCCCGCCCATCGCTGCGGGGCTAGCCATCGCCCCATCGGGCGCGTTGCCCATTTGGGGCATCATCTGCGCTTGCATTTGTTGCATTTCCATCTGCTGTTGCATCATCTCCTCGCGCGTGAGCGTCAAGACGGGGAGATTGAATTCCTGCGCGAGTTGTTGCCAGTCGGCGTACAGTGTGTCGCCCGTCGCCGTCTGCAACGGCTGCCCGTGCGCCAACAGACTAACCATCGCGTCGACCAACGCGGCTGTATCATCGCGCTCGATGGTCATCTCGATTCGTGTCGGTCGTGCGCGGGAACCGAAGTTGAACCGCACGATGTCGGGGATTAACTGTCGGTTCAGCACTTCTTGGATTTGCTGGAGCCACGCTTCTTCGTTCTGGATGAACAAGTCGATTTGCGACCGTCCGAGCGCATACGACCCCATCTGAGGATGGATAGACGCCAGCGCGGGCACGCCCATCGCTTGGCGCATCTGTTCATCCAGAAAGTTCAGAAACGCTTCATACGGCGCGGCTCCCGGCGGGGGCGCGAGTTCCACCTCCCACATCCGCTGACCCGCGGAATCCACCATGTTCGGCAAGACGATGGTGTGCGCGTTGGTCAGATTGTCTAACTGCTCCGCAAGATACTCCAGATTGTCCACCAACACGGGTTGCCCGTTCTCTGCCGTGCCCACACTCGTCTGACCCGGCGGGGCATACCCCTTCTTAATCGGAACCCCGTAAGTCGCGAAATAGCGTGAGAGGTCTTCCAAGAGTCGGACTTTGACTTCGAAGTATGGAATACACGGCTTCGTGACGGGGTTGCCGTACACTTCGTTGAATTCGGCGTCGACGGCGTAGTGGATGAGTTTCCCTTCGGGAATGATGTCGCCCGCTTGGAGTTGGCGCACGCCCGCGAACTCGCCCGTCGGGTACACTAACGCCCAACACAACGACGGGTCCAGATGCACCACGCGGTCAATCGTCCACACATCACGATAGGTGTAGACATCGGATGCATCTTGGGTTGACCGTGTGTGCGACACGCGCAACACGGGTTCGCGACGCCACACCTTCTCGATGAACGCGACGCCGTAGTCGAACGCGGTACACAACGCCCATAACAGCTGGCGCATGTGCGGACGAAGAATTTCTTGAACCAACGCTTCAATCTTAGGGTCTTCGGAGTAGACTTGCCATTTCGCGCGGAGGATCGGGAGTTTGAGCAACCGTAGCGACGAACGCACTACGGGGTCCTGACGCACGCGGTCGAGGTCTTCTATCCGTATCTCATCCAGACGGAACGCCAACATCCGTCCGTCCGATGAGAACTGCGCCGACATCGGGGCATAACGGTTCTGACCCGTGATCCCGATTTGCCCCTCAACGGGCTTGGTCATCGG